CTGAAATAGAAACGGCCCATCTAGTTATGCAAAAACTAAACACAATGCACAGGGAGAAACTTGAAAGTTGAACTAAAAACAGAAGAACTATTTCTCTTAAAACAAGCCTTAGAAAACATTACGATAAAAGGAAAGGATGCAATGCTTGTTGGTAAGCTACTTGATAGAATTGCCAAGGCATTTGAAAAAGAATCCTTGAAGGACACTTAATGGCTACCTGGAAAAAACTAATAATAGAAGGTTCCAATATATCGGAACTAACTAATGATTCTGGATTTATCACTAGCACATCAGGTGCATTATCTACTTCTGGTGGTACACTAACTGGCAATTTAGGTATTCCAAATAAAATTACTCATAATGATGACACGGGAACTTATCTTGCATTTACAGATGGTCAGATAGACTTAAAAGGTTCAGGTGGTGTTCGTTTAATGATTTCAGACAACGAACATATAAACTTTTATACAGGGTCAAGTAGCGATACAGCATTAAACCTTAGTAGTGACCAAAGTGCTAATTTTTATGGAAATATAACAGTCTCAAAAGATGATGGATTTGTATATTTAAACAACGTAGGCACAGGAAATGATGGTGTATACATAAGAGGTACAAGTGCAGACAATATAAGACTTAATGTTCCTGCAAATAAATATTGCGAATGGGAAGTTGGGGGCGTATACAAAGCAAAAATAGATACAAATGGTCTTCAGGTAGGAACAGCAGGGAACGATACTAGTACTAGCTTACGAGTCAATACTGGAATTATTATTCACAAAGATACTGGGGCAGAAGGGAATGATGTTTCACTAACATTTGATAGACGAAGCGATGGTGCTACTGCATATGTCAAATGCACAGCAGGAGATGATGGTGCTTATGCCACAAACTTAAGTCTCATTACAAAAGGTCATAATGGTAGTGCTTATCAACTATATACAGGTCTTACTATAGATGACGAAGGAAGAGCCTTAATACAGGGTGGTACTCCATTAACGGCTGAGGGAGTAAATAAAAGATTAAAGATACACGGCTCTGGTGATAATTATGTTTTAACTGGTTGCTATGATGACAATGGATGGGGATACTTCAATAGTTATAACAATGCCAATGGAATGCAGTTTTACATTGATGCAGGTATTTACTCATTTCGTAATGGTAAAATGATGATTGGAGTTGAGTCATCAGGTACAGCTACAAGTGCAAATCTATTTATAATAGGAGCAAATAATGCTGGAGATGGCATTAAGATTTCAAGGGCTGGTGATTCTCAAAATGCCCTAGACCAATATGCACAATTAAATATGAATCAAGGTACTACCAATCTGATTTCAAGAGGTGGTACTTCTTCTGAGGGGACAATAGCATTTCAAACAACTGCTGATGGCTCTACTCATAATACAAGAATGTATATAAATGCTAGTGGACAGATTGGGATAAATAATTCGTCACCAGCAGGTAAAATAGACATCGTAGGTGGCGATGGAACAGTTAGTGGAACTCCTGATAGTGATGGCGATGAGTTAGTGATTAGAAATAATGCAGATGCAGGATTATCTATACTGGCAGGGGAATCGTCAGGTCATACATCAACTATTGTATTTGGTTCTACAAGTGATTTGAATGGTGCAAATGTTTTTTACGAGTACAACACCAAGACTATGAAGCTTGGTACTCAACATTCAGATGGTATATTAACTTTACGAAGTGGTAATGGTTCAGATGCCTTAACAATTAATGCTAGTCAAAATGTGGGAATTGGAGAGTCTGTCCCCCTTGCAAAATGTCACATTTTTACAGGCGATTCAGGTATTACATCTTCAGCCAATACTAGTGCTGATGAATTGATTATTGAAGGAAGTGGGGATTCTGGATTATCAATATGGACTCCTGCAAACAAGTCAGGTACTCTAGTTTTTTCAAGAGAAGGTGCGACTTCAGTAGGTTCAATAAAATATCATCATGTAAACGATGGTACTGGTCCTAATTCTCTTATATTTACAACAGCATCAACTACTGCCCTTACTTTGGATGCGAATCAAAAAGCTACTTTCACAGGTGATATAGTAACTGATGACAACATTACAGCTAATTCAGATGCAGGTAAGACAGTTTTATCGACAAGTGGGAGTAATGCAGTTATAGATATGAATGATAGCACCCCTGCACATAAGGTGAGAATCCACGCAGGAGGTGATTCTTTTCTCGATGGAGGGAAGCTTGGAATAGGTAATCAGTCACCATCAAAAACCCTTCACGTTACAGGCGAGGTCAGATTCACTATGGGAACAGCAAGTGTTGATTTTGACACAGTTGGTGGCGATGGGCATATGGCTATAACAGATAGCGATAGTACTGTAAAAATTAATTTAGATGCTGAAGGTGACAACTATTTAAATGGAGGAAATTTAGGTATTGGTCGAACACCTTTGGGTACTGCTTATGGATTTACAAGCAATACATTTTTAGAAGTTGGTACAGGTAGCACAAACATAGCAGGAGTTTTAGAATTAGTTGGTAAAACCTATACAGATGGTACTGGTATTGGGCATATCCTTTTTAGAAATGAACAAAATAGTTTTACTAGTGGTGTAAACTATTGGGGTGGTAGTGGAGAAGGTGCAGGTAGAATATCTTTAGTTAATTATGGTAATAGCTCAAGTGGTGGCGACCAAGGTTCAGAAATGCAATTTTGGACAAAAGCTTATGGTGGAGATTGTGCAAAAAGAATAACGATTAATCATATTGGTCACATTGGGATAGGCAAAACTCCTATAAGAATTTTAGATGTTGAAGGGTCTTTGGCAGGGCAATATGGTGGTGGTGTTCATAACAGCAGTACAACTGGACACGGATTTTTTATTAAAGGAGCCCCTAATAGCAATAACTACAATGCTTTTCTAGTTGACAACCAGGAAGGAACTACTCTTCATACCATTAAAGGCAATGGAATAGCTGAACATATTGCAACAGATTTTATACTAAATGGCAGGTGGCTAACAGACCATACCACATTAAAAATTCAATCAAATGCAGACAATAATTATGATGCTATACTGCAATGGGATGCAGAAGATACAATGGCTTGGCAATTATACAATGATGGGTCTGATTCTAATAAGTTAAAACTTGGAGATGCAGGTGGTACTACAGCATTTGTGATTGACCAAAATTGTGATATTACAATAAAAGAAGATTTAAAGGTGGAAGGTGCTTTGTCAGTTGACGGTGCTTATCCATTTATGATAAATGCATCGGCAGATTGGAAAGGAACCTCATCAGAGTTAAATATGCCATTTACAGAATCTGGAACTACAACAGCTAGTCCAAGTACAGGTAGTGATTTAAAAACCCAAATGACTTGGGTCGCTCCATTTGCAACTACGTTAAGAGCAATGTATGTAACATCTGAAACTGCTGTAACTGATGCACAATTTAAAGTAGAGGTTGCTAGTACATATAGTGTATTTGTTAATGGGACATCTACTACAACTACTACTTATACGAAAAGTTTTACAACTGGTGCATCTGCAAACATATCTTGTGGATTAGCGATAGCAAAAGGGAATGCATTACGCTTTAGTATTAATCCAAATAGTACAGCAGTTGACCAATTTTTAGTAACCTTCGTATTTGAATAAAGGAAAGAAAATGAAAGACTACGCACAGAGAAAAAAAGACAAGAAGTGGTCTGTGGCTAAAAGCAAAGTTGTTACTAGCCCAGCAGTCACGGAAGTAAAAGACGATAAAGGCGTTGTGGTTCGTTCAGCAAGAGCTGAAGTTAGCCACGAAGCTATTCAATTAACCAAAAAGCGTTACGATGCAGAAACAGGTAAAGCATTGCCAGATGCTACACAAGAAGTGTCAGTTGAGCAATGTGATGCATCCATAGCAAACTGTGACAAAAGAATTGCAGATATCACAGCAGAAAAAGATGGATGGACAGTCTTAAAAGCTGATATCGAGGCGTTATAATACAAAGGAAAGAGAATGTCTGATAAAAACAAAAAAGAACCTCAGATGATGACTTTTGAAGGTAAGGAGTATAACATTGAAACCTTTACTCCTGACCAAATTAAGTACGTTAATATGGTTGCAGATTGTGAACGTAAGATACAATCTATGCAATTTAACCTTGAACAGATACAGTTAGGCCATGAAGCATGGACTGCTAAGTTAAGGAAGGCGTTAGAGAATGCTGAGGTCGTTGAAGAAGTGGTGGCAACATAACCACCATTTAAAACTACTAATATTACAAACCCTAGGATTGTTATTACTTTCAGCGATCCTGGGGTTTAATAGTGGATGGAAATAAAATAATGGATACAATCACGCTATTAGAATCTTGGGGCGAATTAGGGGCTATGGGAGCCATAAGCCTTTTTCTAGGTTTTATGATTACTAACCTTATTAAATCGCAGAAGAATCAGGATGGTGAATTGGAAGCTATTCGTGAAAATTTAAGCGGTATGAGTGAAGTGATATCAAATACGCAAAACATTATTTTAAAGTTGCATGACAAGATTCAGAGGACGGGTGAACAAGAAAGTTTAGAACGTAACAGAAGGCACGAAAGTTTGATGTCAGAAGTCGATGACCTTAGTGACAAAATTAGTTATCTCTCTGGTAAAATCAATGGCCGATAGTAGTCATAGAGAACAGGTAATTGGATTATTGGTCAAACTGAATGAAAGACAAATTACCATATTTAAACATTTAAAAAGAATTGATGGAAGACTTGACCAGTTAAATGGAAAGGTTGCGGAGCATGAATCAAACTTGATTCAAATCAAAACATGGGGTGCAATGGGGTTAATTGCACTTCCAATAATCGTAAACCTAATAATGAGGATATTATGAATGCCCTAATTGAAAAAATGAAAGATGAAGCTGTTAAACACGCTATGACATTAGCACAGAATCAAGCTGATGTGATGCAAAATGGTGTAGTAGAATGGCTTAAAAGTGATGAGTTTGAAATATTGCTAGCCGAAAAAATGGATCGAGCAGTTGATATTCCCTGGACTAGCGACCAGAAAGAAGAAAAAATGTTTCGTGCATTGGCCGATTTAATCCAAAATATCGTAGCAGGATTTGTTGCTAGCATTAAAATAAAATGAACCATCAACAAATACAGACTCTGATTAAAAATACCTTATCCGGGTTAGGTTCAAAATATGCTAGTGAAGATGCTATTAACATGGTGTACTGGACTGGCTATGTTGAATCAAGATATGAATATATTAAACAATTAGGAAAAGGTCCCGCCCGAAGTTTTTGGCAAGTAGAACCAGATACAGCGGCATCACAGGTTGAAAATTATCTTAATTATCGCCCCGATTTAGCCTATAAATGTGCAGAAGTCACAGGAACCGATGAATACCTATGGTTAAAAGGAAAAGCGGAAGAATGGGATAAAATTTTGCTAGTCAATATTGCTAGTGGGATTGTACATTGTAGACTTAAATATTGGAGAATTCCAAAACCTATGGCAGATAATATTGATGATGCTGCCAAAATGTGGAAGAAATACTATAACTCTTCTGGTGGTGCTGGGACCCAATCAAAGTTTAAGGATATGGTAGGTTCGCTTACCTAATTAAAACCCTCGGTTTTGGATTGCCGTCCTTCCGAGGGTTTTCCATTTTTAAAAAAAAATATCATTTGGGACAAGATATATAAATTAAATCCTTGTCGATAAAATGGCACATAATTTTCTTTTTTGGGGGTGCAAATTTGGTATTCTATAATATTTACCAGTGGCAAAATTGACCGCAACACCAGTTGACATTAAAGACACTTATTGCTACTTATTACCCACTAATTTTAGAGGGGTGCTCGCTTTTCCGAGGAGGAAGTACTCGCCTGCTAAGTGAGTAAGGGGTTTATAGCCTCTTCGAGGGTTCGAATCCCTCCCTCTCCGCACCTTCACGACGAGAAAAGCCCCTATTTTACTAGGGGCTTTTTGTTACAAAAGGGATGCGTTTTTCTAGGTAAATATTTACCAGTGGCAAAATTATACGCAACTATGATTCTGGTTTTTAATAAAGTATATCACTATCGTACTTGAGTATACTTGAGTACGATGGTTACTTAATTTACATCACCATTAATGAATACAGATTTTGATAGGACCTTAACAGGGGATGATTTCCAATCTAGTAAAATATAACACAATGTATTGCAATAATGTTCGCCTTTAATATACTTAACAGGCGTAACCATATAATGCAGACCAGCAACCCATTTAAGCGAGTCTAGGATCGTAGGTAAACTTTTAGTCATCTGTTTTAATTCCTTTAAAGTGTGTTTGCAAATTATTTTATCAACGGGGTGTTCATCGGTTATGTGCCAGTTGTTTTCAGAAAAATACTGATTGATTAACACCTCTTTTGGTATATCTAATTTACTAGCTAAAACATCGGCCCCTTCTATATTGTAAATCTTTCTTTCTAAAGGTTTCAAAGAAAATATATTTTTCATTTCTACCGTTGTTTCCATGTCGGCCTGAACGTCATCAAATTTCATTTTTTGAAGAGGTTGCTGTTCAATTATGCGTTTAAGCATTACTAATTCTTTTTCTTGCTGTTTTATTTTGTAGTCTTGTAGTTCAATGATGGATTGACTGTCCATGGTACCTCCTCTATCTTGATTGTCATTATCTGTTTTATTACTAGTGTTTATTTGTGAAGGAATATTATGTTGTTTCATAAAATCCTCAATTTTTGCAATTGCCTTACGCCCAGGTTCCATTAAGTTATTTTCGTACTTAAAAACACTACCGGGGGCAATACCAAGTTTTGCAGCTAATTCTTTTTGTGTTAGTTTTAATTCTAACCTTGCCAACTTAAAAAGACGGCTGTACTCCGTTAATTTTGTCATATTTCTACTCCTAATCCAATTTTGTGTATTAATATGATATTAATATATAATAGCATAATACTATAATGCTATATAAATCAAAATTATTTTTCAAAAAGTAAGAATGCTATAGTTTAATAAATTAAACCAATAATTAATTATAATTCAAAAAAGATTAATTATCAATATTCACTAGTAAAAATAAAATAGTACCATAGTGGTAAATAATGCTATGTAAATGTAATAAAATAATATAACAATAATAAAAACTTGCACTATTATAATATAATTAGTTACTATTTCTATGTAATTATAATACATTATAGATAATTATGAACACATACAACCACATATCACAAACTAAACCACATGAAACAAAATGTAACAGAGAAATACTACTCTATAAAAGAGTTAACAGAGTTATTAGGGATATCTTATAGGTCTATTCGTAATATAATATCCTCTGGTGAGTTACCTCACTACCGTTTAGGGGAACGAAAAATAAGAGTCCGTAAAACTGATTTTGATGCTTGGATTGGTCAGAAAAAAGCATCAGTATGAAAAAGTTAGATTTATCACAGGCTGTTCAAGCAAAAAGATATCCTACTAAAAATGGACGTTATTATGGTCCAAAAGCCAGAGACATTTATAACACTACACCAAACCCTTTAAAACCTTCATGGACAAATATTGCTAGTATAGAAAATTCTCCAGGACTATCAGAATGGAAAATGAGAAATGGAAGGTGGGCTGAAATTGATGGTCCTACTGCAGCCATAAAAGGAACAATAGCCCACTGGGCGGATGATAAAATGAATTTTGGGCAAACGGTTACAAGGGAACAAGTTGAAGAGAAAGTAGCAAACTATCCTGATATACGTTGGAAACTTATTTACTCAAGTATTTATCCAATGGTAGATGACATTATGAAAATGATATGGAGTTACAAATTATGGTATGATGAACATCAACCAGTTATTTTGGCTTCTGAAATAATGATGTGGCATAAAGATGTACCTTATGCCGGGACAGCTGATATGGTTTGTAAGTTTTTTTCCAAAAAGCAAAATCAAGATATTATTATGCTGATTGATATCAAAACTGGGCAAGAAAATGAAGCCCATTCTGTTCAATGCATGGCATACTCTATTTTATTTGAAAAAATATATAATGTAAAGGTAGGTGCGATCGGTTCTTTATATACCACAGGAAAATGGAGAGGAGAAGAAAAACCCGGAAAGATGAAAGTGAAAATGATAAGAAATAAGGCGGGTGAATTCACAAATGATGCACATTACTTAATGAATCGAGTTACTACAATATATGAACATTGGTTAGGTCTTCAAAAAAAGGCACAACCAGATATGAAACGCAAAATACCAACTGAATTTTCTTTAAACATCAAAAAGGATACCAAATAATATGGTTGATAAAGCGAAAGTCACATATAAAGCCGTTAGAAAGGCTACATATTGGGCAAATAAAGAAAAAAGTAGTCAGAAAGACCCTGATTTTCAAGGGGTATCGTATTCTGTTGATACACTCCAAAAATACACCAAAGTAGTTGATGGTAGGAAGATGGTTGATTATGAAGCCATTCCAGATAGTGCAAAAAACTTTGTTAGTCTTTGGAAGAATACAGATAGTAATGGCAATCATGTCTTAAAGACTACTGAATCAACAAGAGAGGGGGGAGAAACTCATACATCATCAAATAATAATGATGATAATGACTTCCCGTTCTAATGATGAGTGAATTCGACATTGTCTTTGACTCAATTCTTGAGGATGTCTTCCCCAAACTGGATATTCATATTCAGACGAATAATTTGATAATGGAAGACGGCAATGTCGATATTCACGAAATAGTAGAATTTTTAACAGATGTTGAAGGTTATGATACCGATATGGCAAATCGTATCTGGGATACATATCTGGAAAACAATCAAATAATTAATACTTTGCTCCGCAGCAATGGGCGGCAGAGAGCAATGCAATCGTGACCGCCCTCAAGCTAAAGCAGATGCCGACTCCTAATCCACAACTACAAACCAGAATTGGCATCTGTATTAAGGGGGTATCTAGTCCTTGGTTATTCTTTGTTATTAATGATATTCAACTCCATTGGCTATTTACCCCCTATTCCATTTTCATTCTATTGATTTTGGAACATAAATGAAATGCGTCTACTTGATTTATTTTCTGGCATTGGTGGATTTCACCTTGGAATTGAACAAGCAGGTTTTGAATTGGATTGGGTTGGATTTAGCGAGGTTGACAAGTTTGCAAGTGCCGTATACAAATATCGTTTCCCGGAAGCAGTTGAGTTAGGTGATGTTAGAACTATTCGACACCAAGATTTACCAAAAATCGACATCATCACTTTTGGAAGCCCTTGCCAAGACTTTAGCCTTGCTGGACTCCGTTCTGGAATGCAGGGAGATAGAAGCTCCCTTATTAGTGAATCAATTAGACTCATCGATGAGTGTAGACCAAGTTTTTTTATCTGGGAAAACGTTAAAGGGACATTCTCCAGCAACAATGGTGAAGACTTTTGGGCAATTATCAAAGCCTTTACCAACCTTGGGGGCTATAGACTTGAATGGCAATTGCTTAATACACGCTGGTTTCCGAGAACTCCCCAAAACAGAGAACGCATCTACCTTGTCGGATATTCTGGAGACCCAGGTTCCCGATCGGTATTTCCTATCACAAGAACAGGTGGAAAAAATAGAGAAGTGGTCGAGCCGGGAAAATCCACTAGACAACATAGTAAATGTTTAACTGTGGCAGGTAATCCAGAGAATCATTCCGGGATGCAATTAATTAAACAAGTGAGCAATGCAAGTCCTAGAGAACGCGGATTTAAGGATGTATGCCCTAGTTTATTAAGTAGAGATTATAAAGACCCAAAAATTGTAAGGGTAATTGACAAAGAAGGTAAGGGAAAGAACAACCAAACATATGCAGCCGCCTTAACAGGTGGAGCACATAGTGGTGGTAATCATAGTGATATGGATTTATTACAGATTGCCGATGTGAGGCAAGATGAGGGATTACGAATTCGTGAAGATAAAATAAGTCCTTGTTTAAATGCCGTAAAAAATAGTGAAACTGAACCTTCTTGGATGCCACCTTTAGCATTAGAACCACAACCTGTATTAACTCCGGGAAGGGAAGAAAAACGCCAAAATGGTCGAAGATTTAAGGATCCAGGAGAAGATATGTTTACCTTGACCGCCCAAGACCAACATGGCGTAAAATTTACTTATAGTGATAAGGCATTAAATGAAACTCTGGAAAAAGAAAAATTGGGACCAGATGAATTAAAAGCCTTAGATACCTACAATCGAACATCCAAAGACCACATACCAACCTTAACAGACCCCAAGCATAACAATATAAAACTCTATGATAAGACGAAGATTCGGAGACTCACGCCGATTGAATGTATGAGACTCCAGGGTTTCCCGGATTTATGGAATGAATATGGTAATCTAGATGGTAAAGTGGTAAAAATTAGTGACTCACAAAGATATAAACAGGCTGGAAACGCCGTTACTGTTGATGTAGTCAAAGCCGTTGCAACAAACATCAAGAAATTGCCATGCCACAAATCAAGTTAAATCTAAGTGTAGACCAAATAGAAAATATTCTTACCCAATTACGATATGGTAAGTACACGGCTGAGAATTTTGATATAGACCTTTTACGAGGTTTAAACGGTGAAGTGGAAGCCTTACAAACCTTAACTGGTAAACTAGAGGTTAAGACCGATTTTAAGGCGTATAAGACAGGGAATATTGCTATAGAAGTAGAGTGCAATGGTAAACCTAGTGGAATATCCACAACTGAAGCCGATTGGTGGTTATTTAACATCCGCATACCCAAAGGTGAGTCTATGATGCTGATTATTTCGGCATCTAGACTTACCAAACTAGCACAAATGCATTTACACATGGGTCATTTTGTTATGGCAGGTGATAGGAATGCATCTAAATGTGTTTTAGTTCCAATTGAACAGGTGATTTGTGGTGGCTGAATATATTAGAGTACCTAAATCATTTTTAGATGGAAACATCTGGAACAATGGCAAACCATTTAGTGAGTCTCAGGCATACCTACAATTTATGGTCTGGGCTGAATCAATGGGGGACGATACTCACTTTATTAATGGCTCTATGGTCACTTTAAAACAGGGAGAATTCATCATGTCACAAAGAAAAATGGCTGAATCAATGAATTGGACCCAATCTGCCGTCAATAGATATTTAAAAAAGTTGGTTACCATGAATCAATTGCGAATCAATAATGAATCAAAAATGACTCGCGTATCTTTACATATTACGTTAGTTGCACCGAAGTCTGAATCAATATTGAATCAAGAAGTGCATAAACCTAATGATTTGTTTGAATTGTCTTTTGGTGGGAGTACTAATAGTATTAATAGTACTAATAGTATTAATAATAATAATAATATATATAATAATAATACTAATACAACTAATAATAATACTTTATTAGCAAAAAGTAAAAAAAGTACAAAATCAGTACCTAAAAAAGATACCTATCTTGCCCGCCCCAAAAACCTACAGATGGTAAAAGATTACTTCCAGGAGAAAGGTCACCCGGAAGCTCAAGCAGAACTATTCTGGGAATGGTTTGAATCTGTTGGTTGGAAACGAGGAAAAACACCCATGAAGAAATGGAAGATGGCTGTTTCTACTTGGATGAAAAAGGCAAAAGAAGATGAGGTTTTACGTCCTGTTAAAACAGAGACAATGTATAGAAAAAATGATAGAGGGGAGTATTTAGTGTATTGCACAAACAAGAATAGTTCACATTATGGGAACACTTTATTTTTAAGTCATAAATGGAAAATTAACCAAGGATGCGATATATGTGGACATGACCTTACTCACATTAAACCACAAAAGGATAGCCATGCAAATACCAAAACACATCCGGGAAGAGATGATGAAGAAAAGAAAGAAGGAAATGAAGAACTCATCTCATTCCAAGAATTCCAAGAACGTACGCAAGGGTCGAAGGAATCGACAACGGGGAGCCGAACTTCAGAGGGAAGTGGTCAACACATTTCGGGATTACTCAGTTCCTTGTTTCAACAGGGATCGGGGGGGAGCAAACCATGAAAAAGGTGATGTTGAAGTTTTGGGTATGTGGCTTGGTTGTAAAAGACGTAGTCGAATTCCACGGTGGATGTTGCCTGAAAAAACTGAAGTTGGGGTGGTCAGCCGTGGTGACCGAATGGAAGCTCTATTATCGTTACCACTTAAACCGATTGCGAGATTAATTAGTGAAGCCGTTTCAAAGGGAATCGATGTCAAAGAAATTTTCGAACAACATAGACTGGGTACTCAAAAGACTAACAAGGGAAGAAAGAAGGATTAAGAGATATAAGATGAGGACCTTCTCACCCCATGATGCCCAACTACGTTGTTGTGATAAATGTAAATGTGTATGGGAACCCATAAAAAAATCAGACAAAATAGAAATTTATTTTGATTTTCCAACGATCGGACTACCCAGAAAAACCTGTATACGATGCCTAAACAAAAAAAAGAATTAACTACTCAGGAAATTGGTTCTATGGGTGAGCATTACATTATTGCTGATTTAACCCGGCAACAAGTAGAAACATTTAGACCTACCTGTGATGTTAACAATACCGATTTAATTGCATTTAGTAATGGAAGTTTTAAACGAATCCAAATTAAGACTATTGGAGTTTATAAATCCAAGACCTCTGTTGAAGTGAGAATGAGAAAAAAAGATAACCAAGACCACATTGACTATGTTGCTATCTATCTATGGCATGATAAAATGATTGCCTACTATCCATATAATGGGGAAATCTCGATTAACCTTGCACTAAAAAGAGCCAAGAATAATCAAGGCAGCAGAAAGTGGTTTTATGAATATTCAGAGTTTATTTAACAAAAAAGGACAACCATATGGCATATTATTATTTTTTAGAAGTTATCCAGACACAGGCATTTGATGTTCTGTTCCATTGTGCAGTAGATGTGGTGCTTTATTTCTTACTGGTAAATAGAATAAAAATTGAATTGGGAAATAGGAGTAAGTAAATGGATATTAAAACATATGAATCCCTTATCACGGCATTTAGAACCGATGGGGACCACCAAGCCAAACAAAAACGAATTGAATATACAGAGTCCAGGGGAGATGAGGATGTTCTGGCAAACTTTAAATCCACGGCCAAGTCTTTGGACCTAAAAACCTTAGATGTTCTAGGGATTTTTATGCAAAAACATTTTTCTAGTATTCTTAATTATATCAAATCTGGAAAAACATTTAGTGATGAAAGTATTTCTTCCCGGATAATGGATTTAATCCAATATTTGGAGTTAACCTATGCTTGTGTAACCGAAGAACGTCAAAATGATGATTCGTTTACTATCGAGGATCGATTAATTGACTCAACACCTACTAGTGACTTACCTGAAGATAGATTATTACAACCAGAAGTAATTAATAAGGATAGTATTCGTCAAGGTATCCAAAATGATATGGAGTGTTGATATGGTGATTTTATCCTATATGTTAATTGGAATTATGATTGCATTGTTTTGTGTATTAGTAGGACTCGTTTATTACGAAGATTATGAGCGATATAAAAGAGTCCAAAAAAGGAATGACACCAGGAGAAAAATATTATGATGATGTTTGAATTACCAGATTGGATGACGGGGTTTTGTGCAATCTCTGGTGGCATATTTTTGTCTGGTGTAGGTGTTTTATGTTTTGCACTTGGCATTCTGATTTTGTTTTTTGTTTATCAAATAATTTGGGACCTAAAAGGTAGTAGATAAAAAAAAAGGGTGATTTCTCACCCCTTTTTTTGTTTTGTAGTTTGTTCTATTCCTCTTCATCAATTCCCATTGCATTTTGCCATGCATGAGTAATCTCTGTCAAGTTCCTTACCCAATATTCCTTTAGAATCTTTCCTAATAGTTTTCTGGGTGTAGTTCCTATTGATTTTGCATATACACAAAATACATTCCATTTTAACTCGATCCCTTCGGTTTGTATTCTAACGAGTTTTACGTCCTTTATTTTACTATTTGCTACCATTTTTGATGCCGTCCTTTATTTTAGTACACTTTCCAATTTCTCGTACATTTCTTGAGATACTTGGGTGTATGTGGTTTGTTGGTTTGTGTTTGTATGACCCATAAATAACTGAATTTCATTGTCTGTTAGATATGGTCGTAAAAACGTAGTTAAACTATGCCTTAGGCAATATTGGGATATTTTATATCCTTCCTTTGCAATAATCCCATTTGCCTTTGCCAATCTTTTAAATTCCTTGTTGGCATTGTCTCGTTGTTTTTTTGTCATGTCCAGATTAAAAATCAAATCACCTAGTTTATCTAAGTCACCTAATATGGGTATCTGTGCAATCACTTTTGTTTTTGTTCGTTTTGTTACTATGCAAGTGAATTTACCATTATGAACAATGTCTTTTCTTTTGTCCAATGTTGATGCATCTATTGGAGATAGTCCAGAGTATGCCATAATAGTCCATAATACCTTATAATTATGGTTTTTTACTTGGTTGATTATCTTCATTATGTCTTTTCTATCTAATGCCTGAAATTCTATCTTTTCATCATTTTTGACTTTTAATTTACTTTTTTCCAGATAGTAGTTCTCTTCCAGATATTTGTTTCTCTTTAACCATGCATAAAAAGGATTTAAATAATTGTGCCTTTTTTGAATTGTACTTTTGGTAAATCCTTTTTCAATCTGGTCATTATAGAATTCATCAATATCATTGGCATTTAATTGTGCCAAATCAATCTTACAACCTTTGGTGACTCTGTTATTTTTCCAATCAGATTCCTTTCCAAAAAAGTAAACAAAATGTTTCATGTTATGAATATGGTTCAAAAATGATTTTGAACTATTTTTATTTATGTTTACCCATTTATCAAAGACTTTTGCCAGAAGGACTGGTTCCTTCCGGGGAGATTGGTCCCTGGATCCCGGCACAGAGACCTCAAACCCTAATTGAAGATTTAGTGCCTTCGTTTGTGCAATCTTATATCGGATTTTTACGTCCGAAGTGGTACTATTTAGTTCGGTTCCAAGTGAAATACGTTTAGTCCTACCTTGGTGCATATATCTAAAATTGTACTTGATGTACTTTTTGCCATTTGTACCAACCAATACCACATTTTCAAGATTCTTAAGATGGATATATTTCATTTATTTGCCTCTAAACCAAAATGACTTATCTTACCCCTACCAGACTTACTTTTAAGTCTAATTACTACTTCATCCATTTCAATCTTCTTCCAACACAAACCATTTAGTGGATATATTTTCTCATACACAAAATACACCCCATTTGATTTTTTAGTATCAATTCCCTTGATTGTGTTAAACTCCATATGTGATGCAATTTTATATTTCTCATATGCAAATTTAATAACCCTTTTGCCAAATTTTATTTTTGGTGCATTGTTATCATCATGCCAACTTTTTTCAATCTTAATTAACTCATCTCTAGTGAAATATGGCACTTCAAAACCATTCCATTTATCATCATTAATGATATAACCATAAAATTGATTTTTCCCACCATCACAAGTAAATAAATACTTGTCTTTTTTTGTTAATTCAATGTGTTTATTCATTAGATAACTCCTCTTGCACTTTTGTACAACCTATTAACCAATCAACAACCCTATAATCAAGATTATATTTCTCTAATGAGTAATCTTCTCTGTGAATAATGTCTTCCAATACATCTATTAACCATAAACAAGATTCAATAATCATTGTTTTTCTTGAAAGGTAGTTTTTGTTACCATCATCAATTTTAAATGCATTTTCAAGTAAAAAATCAGATAATCCACCCATGTTATGAACAGATGCATCCCCATTTATAATATCTCTTAAACATTGTATAGTATGTTCAATTGAAGATTTATTTATCCCTTTGTTTTTTATTGTTTCTTCTACTTTCTTTTTTGCAGACTTTGTCCATTCGTATTTATCTCTAAAATCTTCGTACTCTTCTTCTTTCCAACCTTTAACCATGTTTTCTTCCATAGATTTAAGTTCATCATGCAACCCATCTAAATCATACCCTAAACACTCTTTAATGTCTTCTAATTGTTTAATTGAACATTGGTTTAAATAATCATAACTATCATCTTGAAATTGCCCTTTTAGATAGTCGTAATAATCCTTTCCACCTTGTAATGCAATTTGAATTGCATTTAGTTCAATTGGTTTTAATGTTACTCTGTTTTTCATTTTTGCCATCCTTTTATTTGGTTATGATAGGGGAATAAATCCCCTATTTCGTCCAGATAGGACTCATCAGATAACCTTATTCACCCCTCTCATCTCGAATTTCAAAACATATGTTAATTTTATCATTACATAATTTCAATTTATCAAAGTGTTCTTTTTTGAATTCTAAAGTATCCAATATATCTGGTATGATTTCATTTTGAATAATCCATCTTTCTTCATTAATTGCATCCGTACTCCATTCACTTATATTTTTTCTGTATTCTATCAAACCATTATTATATAAGAAATCCCTCGTTAAACCACTATGAATCGATCCAACCAACCTTGATTTGTGATGTTCTTTCTGTTCTGGTGTTAAGTCATTGTAACTCCCAATATCTAATGATGAACCATCAAGTTTCTTTTTTAAACAGATTCCTTTAACATGGATTAACCTATCATTTGCACCAACTTCATAAACATCTACCCAACCATCATTTTTTAAATCAACTATATATAAATAATCGATGTCTCCATGAATATGTTCAGATACTCCATAACCAAAACAAAATTCTCTTGGTATCTCGTCACTATTTCTGTCAATCTGTTTGTACCAATCTGAACTAGTTATTATTTCTTGCCTTGTAAATTCCCTTATAATCGATGCAATGCAATATTCTGGGTCATTACCTCGATTATTCTTAAAAACCCTTAAGAATGGGACTATTATCGGAAGAATATATTCTGGATATCCATCACTATGTTTATAGATAACAGAGTCATTACCTTTTACTACTATGTTTGTTCGTGTACTCATTTTATTGCCGTTCCTTTTTTTGTTTGTTATTAAATACAATGTTCAATTAATGATATTGGAAACCCTTCCAATTTGTTATTTATTACCACTTCATTTTCTACATAATAAGGACGTTCATTTAGAAAAAAACATTCCTCTTTAACACCACCTCTACGTTTTTCATGTAAATCAACAGAATCTTTATCTATTCTTTTTATTGTCCAAACAGACTCGAAAAAAAGTGTATTATTACTACCCACTACACCATGTTCTTTTTTTATTTTGACTAAATCACCTACTTTAAATTCATCTGTATTACACAAAATACAATCATCATCATTTTGTTCATGGATGTGACATTGGTTGTCTTCTAATTGTGGTCGAACATAAAAATCAAATTTCCATTGGTTGTGTTTATGTCTCTCATTATAATTTGGACTTTCACATTCCCACCCAAAACCATACAATTTATCTTCTAGTTGTTCATCATCTGTTTCTAAATAGTCATCAATTGAATCCCATTTATTATATGAATACTCTATTATTTCATCTGCACAATGGAAACTCCAAATATGTTTATCACTATCTCTGAGAAAATAATGACAACAACCACCACCACTTTGATACCAATTATGTTCAATTGGTGTAATGTTGTGGTATTTGATAAACTCTATAACTATTTCTGGTAATACTTCAAAGTTTCTCCATGAAGATATTGGTAAAAACTCCTCAAGTATTTTTTTAGTGATTTGTATTTGTTTCATTTTTGCCGTCCTTTTAATAGGTTATTTAATTAAATGATATAGTAATGTTATAGTGTAACACTACAATAAGTCAAGGAATATTATTTTTATGGTAATTATGTGGTTGTATAACATTCCGATATATATATACATTCAAAAAATAAACAGAGAAAAAACAGATGCACAAAGGTAATTGGGTGAAAGGTGTTAGTGGTAATCCGAAAGGACGACCAAAAACAAGTGTAAAGGACTTGGTGAGATTACATCCTCAGAGGAACGAATTAGTTCAGAAGTTATTTGATGTTGCAATGAATGATAATGATAAAAGGCAAGTTTCTGCATGGAGAATTCTATTACCTAAGATGGTTCCAGATTTAAAGGCAATGCAAATGGAAGTAGAACAAAAGGTAATTCAAGGGGTGATAGTTTTGCCAGAAAAAGTATCCCTCGACCCTAAAAAAGTAAGTACAATCAAGGAGAGTGAGAGTCCAACTTTTTTGCCGACCGACCAAGATAGTAAGGTAGATTAAGACATTGCACTTGATTTTGCCACTAGTAATAATTTATAGAGGAGAGGTACTCGATAACATAGTGAACGAGGTCAAAATCCATCCAAAAATATAATGGTAGTCGTATCCAAAACAATCGAGAGACATTTATTTATTTTTGGCGTCCGGGGGCATCCCGCTCGTCGGGTCCCATCCGTCACCTGTGCCATTGTGACTCCTAGATAGATTGCAATAAAATAATTTGAGGTAAAACATGAATAGATATCAAAAAGCATTGATGTTCAAAAAACACGCTAAACATCATTCAGCTAAACATATCAACCTAATGAAGGCACTTATGGACAAGGGGATGACCTTTGATGAAGCACATAAGACTGCAATGAAGCAGGTGGGTAAATAAAATTAATGTTCAGACCCTGCCCTAAAATTAATTACCGAAATTGTGGTTTTGCTGCATATTCCAAATGGGACCCAATCACCTCTAAAAAATCTGATAAAAGCTACCTTTTTTGTGGTATTGCAAGTGGTCGGGATACCAGAGTCCAAGCGCTGCCAAAGTGCTGGAAAAAGATGACTAAATATGAACAATCCAAGTTCAATAAAGAAACTTACTGGGGGTATAAATGAGATTAACAGAAAAACAAGCTAAAGCTATTTATGAATTATATACTACAATGAATCATAATAATAACTATATAACGAATTTAGTTGCTATAGGTGATAACAAAGAAGCTGAGTGTTTAGCTAGGGCGATGGATAAGGTCGCACATATAGCAAAAATAGAAGATTATTCACCTATGCACTTTACCTGGAGTAAAAAGGTCAAAGAGGCATCCCAATTAAAAAACTATATTAAGAATAGATAATGCAAATCCATTGGGAACCACATCCACGACAAGCATTTGCTCTTGCTAGAAGAGAATTTGAAATAGCATTTGGTGGTGCAAGGGGTGGGGGTAAAAGTAGTTGCCTAATGGCATGGATGGTAGACCCAGAATATTTAAATAACCCTTCATTTAGGGGACTTATTATTCGCCGTAACTATGATGATTTAAGGGATTACATCGATAGAGCTACACAAATGTATAAGCATTTAGATGTGGAAGTTGTTGGTAACCCAGCAGAATTTCGCTTTCCCACAGGTGCAATTATTAGAACGGGTCACTTAATGGACAAACAGGCATACCAGAAGTATCAGGGACATGAATACCAAAAAATGGGTATTGAGGAAGCTACTCTAATAGGAGATGAAGAAGATTACTTAAAGTTAATATCTAGTTGCAGAAGTACTGTAGGTTTAGCTCCACAAGTATTTTTGACTTGTAACCCAGGAGGTCCCGGACATAGTTGGTTTAAAAAAAGGTTTGTAGATAATGAAAGGGAAAAAACTCATTACGATCCAGTAACGAACAGAACCAGAATATTTATACCTAGTAAAATACATGATAACCCAAAATTAATGCAAGAAGACCCAGGGTATTTTGAAATGTTAAAGGGTTTACCAGATGAACTAAGAAGGGCATGGTTAGATGGTGACTGGGATGTGTATTATGGTCAATATTTTAGTCAATGGAGATATGATATTCATGTATGCGAACCATTTCATATTCCAAGCAACTGGTATCGTTACAGGGGGATTGATTATGGATACAAAGCACCATTTGCTGTAACATGGTTTGCAGTAGACCCAAATAAAAATGTATACCTCTACCGGGATTATAATGTTGCTGAAATGGAGTTATCAGGCCACATTGATGCAATAAACGCTTTATCTAAGGGTGAAGATTATCGTGCAACAATGGGTGACCCTTCTATGTGGATACGAAATCCTCAAAGTACAAATAGGTCAGATATTCAAGCAGGAAGTCACATGGCAATTGCTGATATTTTACGAAAAGGTGGTATAAATGTAATAAAAGCAAATAACGATAGGTTATCTGGTTGGAATCTTTTGCGAGAATATTTATACTGGGCTGATGACACGCCACCACGGTTACATATATTCAAAACCTGTTACAAATTTATCGAAACTATTCCGATGTTGGTACATGACTTACGCAGACCTGAGGACCTCGACACAAAAGGCCCAGACCATCTTGCTGATTCCGCCAGATACGCGCTTATGCACATCGGTAACCCAAAAAAGGAAGAAGCAAGGCCATGGATAATGAAATTGATGCAAAAGTTCGAGTCAAACAAAACAGACGTTCCGGGGTTACGAGGATAGTTGAAAAATTTAATCTTGAAGAGGGTTGTTGGGAAATGGTAGAAGTCGAAGAGGCTGATTTAAAACATGATGGATGGAAAGAGATAAATGGACAAATGAAGTTTGCATATTTACAAATTATGATAACGATTAATGAAATCATGCATTCTGGATATAACCCAAGGGCATTGAATTAATGGCAAAAGATTATCAAGCAGTAGGGAAAGAAGCTGAATTAGTCAAAAGAATTAAGGCTATGGTAGAGATGGCAAAGAAATCCAGAAGAAAAACCTCTGAGGTTTGGCGAGAATCAGAAAAATTATATATGGGTGAACATTGGGCAGGAATGAATATGCCCGAATTTAAGAATCAATTGACATTGGACATGATTGCTAATGTCATTGACACCCAAATTCCTATTATGTCTTCTAAGCCACCAAAAATAGATGTAATTCCTGTTGGGTCAGAGGATGAAACAAGATTTATAGCGAACACATTACAAGCACAATTAGATGATTTATGGTATATGCGTGATATGGCAACCTTGGTTCCAGAATGGTTGACAGATTACTTGGTCTATGGTACGGGCATTGTCAAGTTAAATTGGAATATGCATGACGATTTACCAGATTGTGATATTGTGGACCCCTTCTCCTTTTATGTAAATCCAAGTGCAACAAAACTTGAGAATGCCCAATACATTGTTCATATGGCTCCTAGGCCACTATATGAAATACAAAAATTATTTCCTGAGAAAGGAAAGTTCGTAAAACCAATGGGAAAGTTAAACGAATACGAAGCATTGAAAATTACAGATGTGCAACAAGGTGACAAAGCTTTGGTTCAAGTTACTGATACGCAAGGGCAAGAGACTAATTATTTTGAAGGCGAATCTGAGGCCATGCAAAACTTGGAAGACCGTGCGCTCCTGATAGAAGTATGGATGAGAGATGGTAGTGTTGAATACACAAATGAAGATGATAAGGTTGGCAAACCCAAATATCCAGGGGGGATACGAAAGGTCTGTATGGCAAACGATGTCATATTATACGATGGGCCTAGTAGATATCAGTTCTTGGACCAAATGAATCGATGTCCATATCCTTTCCCGTTTGTGGTGATGAAAAATGGCGGATCGGCACATTCATTCTGGGGGAAACCAGAACCGAAAAGATTAAAAAGTATTAATCTAGCATTAGATAGGATTGCATCTCAAGTAATGGATAACATCCACTTGATGGCTAATCCGATGTGGTTAGTAGATGAAACAGCAGATGTGCAAGACCAAATCAATAATAAACCCGGAGCTATAATACGAAAACGAGGTCCAGGATCGGTAACAATGCAACAACCATCAAGTATGCCCGGATATGTATTCAATTTTTACCAATTAATGGTAGATATGTTTGAAACAGTCTCTGGAGTTACTAGGTCTACTATGGGAAAACAGGAACCCAATGTAACAAGTGGTATACAGGCACAAACCTATATGAAAGCAGCTTCAAATAAAATTGATTTCAAGGCTCGACAACTAGATGCTGCAATGCAAGTATTAGGTCAGATGTGGATTGCTATGATTAAAAATATGGGTGAAAAAATGCATACCTTGGAAACCAAAGATGCAGAAGGCAATACTGCTGAAATTCGGTATGTGGGTATGGAATTTAATGAAGTAGATACAATGGTTCGTGCTAGGGTTGGGTCTATGTTGCCTGATAATAGGGCGTATATCGAAGAAAAAATACTTGCCTTAGTCCAAGCTGGGTTGATACAAGACCCAGAGTATATACTTGAAAATATGCAATTGCCTGGAGTGGAAAGATTAATATCAAAAATGAGAGAAGCACAGGCACAACAACAAGTAAGTGCGGAACAATTTGAAGGAATGTCAGAGGATGAAATATTCCAACAATTACAAGCAAATCCTCAAATGATGAACCAGATGCAAGGAGAAGAATAATGCCAGTTTATTTAGATGTTGACCCAGCGTATGCAAAAGCATTAAAAAAAAGGAAAAAGAAAAAGTTTGATACGCAAGGTTTAAAGGTCAAGAAAAAAAGAAAAAAACATACAAAAAGAAAAGGGGCTGGACCCATATATAAAATATCAGGCAAGAAAATGGAGATTGAGTAATGTCAGGACGCTATACAAAAAAGAAAAAACTTAAAAAAAATACCATTACCCGAACAACTGGTAAGGCCACAATTAACCCAGATAGAGATATCAAAGATAAAAAAGGTACAAAGGTAGGAGTTCGGGCATATAATACTGTTACTCACGACAAGAAAAAAACAAAAACATATAAAGATACTTATTTGAACCGTTTACGTTTTAAAGTAGAAGATAAACTAACTACAAGAAAAAATAAGAAAGTTGAAGAGGAAAGAAAAAAAGATAAAACAGGTAAAAAGAAATATCGCAAAAAGTTCGTTATAACTAAACATTCTAAAAAACGTGGTAGGACTATGATAGGTCCTTATAGGGCAAATAAATAGGTAAGAAAAAAAAAACGTAGGCTTATAAGAAGGGCATAAGAATTGAAAAAACAAACACAGGAGACTACAAATGTCAGATGAAGTCTTAACCAGTTATTCTGGTGTAAAACTTTCTCAAGATGAGGTAAATACCCTAATGGG